GTGAAAATCAGCGCCGTAATATAGATGCTCACTTCATGCCACTCTCGGTTGTCAGGGAGGTAATCGGAGAAGCCTTTATCCTCCACCGTAGCGAAGTGGTTCCCATTACCATCCTCCGCAGACGTACTAACTACAACTTTGGTAAGGATGCGAATGGTGCTCCTAACGTGATAGCCGAAGGTTTCGAGTACAAGTTGCCCTTTGACAGTTACGTAGGATTATGTTGTGCGCCGATCGTTGCTAAGAGCTCGAATGGGTGTCTGTTGATCGTAGGCATGCACCACGCGGGTATTCCCGGAAATGCGCGGGAGGGCTTAGGGCAATATCTGTGCTCCGAGTACCTGGCAGTCAAACCAGAGGATGTCGACGTGCAACAAATCGTCCCTCAGGAGAGCGACCCGGTTCCGCAAGCGATTGCGTGGGCACTAGAGGTCGATGAGGAAGAAGTGGAGATTCCGGCTTTTCTAGAAGAAGACGCGTATGCCGATATGCCAGCTCTGGTTCCTTCCCCTACGTACGATTTCTTGCGTGGTTGGGACGTGCAGGGTGAGATGCATTTTATTGAGGGGAAAGAGGATGGTGTTACGAGCTACTTGCCTATCTCTGCTATTAGGATGGGCACCCTGCCAGGGCCGCAGAGGAGGTTAGGTTCAAACCTGCGAGTGTCAGTTTTGGAACCGTACTTTCCTGAAGGTGGGCGTGGGTTCTACGGTCCAGCAAAGCTAAAAGACGAGCGCGGAGAGGATGGAGAGTGGCGAGGTCCATACTCAACTCTTGCCAAGGCGGTTGCAAGGGACGTGCAGATCGACTCGCTGGCATTGGAGAAGGCGCTTGCGGATATGAAATTGAGTGATGCGGATGCCCGGGAGCGCATGCGAGGAATGACGCCATTGTCGGTACGCCAAGCTGTTGGTGGGATTCCAGGGCTCATGAACCCAATGAACCTCAATACTAGTGCGGGATATGGTAGAGCTGGGAGAAAGAAGTCGGATTTTATCAGCAAGGACGAGGAGAATGTTAGAGTGGACGTTGATCTTGCATGTGAACTTGATATTCTGGCGAATATCCCTGGTCCATATCTTTTACCAGTGGAAGGCTGCTTTAAGGATGAAGTGCGCCCCATTGCGAAGATTTGGAACACCCGCATGTTTACTATCTTCCCTATGGCTTTTCTCTTGGCATGCCGTATTTTCCTGTCGCTTATTCTTGCCCTCTGGCGGCAAAATCCTCTTCGTGCTGAGACTATGATTGGGCAGAATGCTGCGGGACAGGCGTGGAATATTCTTGGCGAGAGTTTGGATGAGCCTTGGGACTCTGACTCCTGGTTTTTAGCTGTGGACTTTAGAAAGTACGACAAGTCGTTCATTACTGTTTTAAAAACTTCAGCTTATTCCCATATCATGTGGTTTTTGGAAGTGACCGCTTATACTGTCGCACAGATTTTTGTCTGTCTCAATTTGTTTAAAATGTTAATGAATACTGTGCTGATCTTACACATGGATTGTTTCCACATTTGGGATTGGCAGCACTCCGGCGATCCGTTCACTGTAGAGATAAACAGTTTGGGACAGCGAATCCTTTACAGGTACTGGTTCTTTAAGTGCGTGTCAGAGGGGGTGCCGGGAGATTTTCCGAAGTGGATTCGTCTCTGGACATACGGCGATGACGGCCTAGCGCGAGTGCGTAAGGACCCTCGGCTAAACATATTGAGTTTCGTCGAAGCGATGAAAGACTGGGGGATGGAGGCGACGTCTGCGACCAAAGGGGAGCTCCGTGCTGCCCATCGTCATGAACTGTCATTTTTGAAGCGCGAGATAGTGTTCGATGAGGATTTCGATGGTTACCGCGCGCCGCTCGAGAGGGAGTCTATCTTTAAAATGTTGTGTTGGTTTGATACTTCTAGTGCTATCACCGAGGGTACATGGGCGAGCGCAGTTA